ACCGGCGACTTCGACAACGGGCGCGTGCAGGATATGACATCGGACTTAAAAAACCCAAGAGTTGAAGTGACGAACAAAACGCCGTGGGCTGACAAGGTCATTCCAGAGACTGAAAAGGAATTTGCCAAGGCCGTCATCGTTACAAAAATGAAAAAGCAAATGGAAGCCATCCTAAAAAAGAGACAAAAAGGACTTATAGAAACATAATATCATGGCAGACGTATCAGTAACATTTGGAGCAACCGACGAAGGACTTGAGAAAACACTCAAGGCTTTGCAATCCGAGACAGATCAACTCAAGTTGAAGATGCGGACGACGGAGATGTCCGTTACTGAAGCGGGCGCGGCAATGAAAAAGATCGCTCAAAATAATGATCTTGAGAAAAAATTAAGACAGGTCGGAGACGAGTCGCAGGGAGCTTCATCTAAAGTCAAAACCCTCGGAGCGGCAGCAGAAGACACCGGGAAAAAGGGAGAAATCGGCTTTGGAAAAATAGCCGTAGGCGCAACGCTCGCGGGAGCCGCAGCAAAACTAGGCTCGATGGCGATTGATGCGGCATTTTCGGCTGCGACAAAGACCATTGCAAGCTTCGGGGATGCTCTTGATATGGGCGGACGCCTTAACGATCTAGCCGACCGCACGGGCATTGCCGTTGATAAGGTATTGCTATTGGAACGAGCATTTCAAAATGCCGGAGTCGGAGCGGATGCTCTTGGCCCTATCATCAACAAAATGCAAAAGGCGCTCGTTGACGCAGAAGACGGAACAAGTAAGGCCGCTTACGCTTTTGCCGACCTAGGTCTTTCACTTTCTCAACTCCAAGGCATGACGCCAGAAGAGCAACTAAAAACAATAGGAAAGGCCATCGCCGCCATTCCAGACCCTGCGCAACGGGCCGCGACGGCGATGGAGATTTTCGGCAAGAGCGGTGGCGCACTTAACCAAGTATTCGCCAATTTCGACGACGAGATCGAGACAGCAAAACTGCAACTCGGATCGCTGCCGGACATAATGAAGGCGGGATCGTCGCAGTTCGACCGCATCAGCGACAACCTTGTTGTGGTAGGTGGTAAATTTATTGAACTCGCAGCGGGATTGATCGACAAAGTCAAGCCGGCACTCGATGCCGTCACTACGGCGCTCTCGATGTTCGACGCTGCAAAGGCAGGGCAGGAAATCGGCGCGTTTTTTGTAGGCGCTGGCAACGGCATGAAGCTATTCCAAAGCGCAGTGGATTCGTTTAAAACTGGCAACTTTACGGACGGATTCAAGCTCGCTTGGGAGGCGATTGTTCAGCAGGCGAAGGACACGGCAAATAGTATCTATACGAATATCGTTGCGGCTTTCAAGACCGTTGGCGATTTCATAAAAGATCAATTTAATGGAAGCGGGCCGTTGGTATTGGCGATCACCTCCGCATTTGATTACGTTGCTGGATACATCAAAAAAGTGGTATCTGGATCGCTTGCGGATACGTTTACAAGTCTAGGGCCAGCATTTAGTCGAATTGCTGATGGATTAAAGCAAAGCTCTGAAGCTGGCGCATTGCAGGCAGAATTAGCACTGCAACGAATCCCAGTTGCTGTCGAACTTGCGGCAGATAGGGCCAGCCAATCAATGGGAGACATTCCCGCGAATTTCAAAAAGAACATGGCGGATGTCCCGCCATTGTTCGACACGGTCACACAAAAGCAGGCCGAGGTTGTAAAGGGAACCGATGCCATCATTTCTGCAGATCAGGCATGGGAGGCGCAAACGATGGCCCGCATTGACAATGATATTGCTGCTTCGCAGAAAGCGTTTACCGAAAAACAGGCCAATCAACAGACACTGGCAAAAGATCAAACCGCCGAAGACGAACGTGCTCTCAACGCCGAAATAGCTCGACAGAAAAAACTCAAAGAATCTGCCGACATTAAACGCGCCGAGGTTGCTCTTCAAATTGATATTAACAATGCGATTGCGGCTGGGGACACAAAATTAGCCGATTCGCTTACCAACGCAAAAAAACTCCAAGCCACGATCCAAGATTTGATCAAAAGCGGAATGGGTGCTCCTGAAGCTACAAAGCTCGCAAATGAAATGGCCCGTGCCGCACGCGATGCCGACCGCGTCAAGAACTCTCTTGCCACAAAGATAGGAGCAGACATAAAAAAACGGCAAGAATCCGAGGCCGTTGACCCAAGTGGGAAGCTGCAGAAAAAGGCGCAAGAGCAAATTGCCGCAGGGCAATATAAGGCCGCCGAGGCAACAGGGCGACAATTAGCGGCGCGAGAACTTGAGACTTCTGTGATGGGAGCTGGAGAGGGCCGCGATATGCGATCAGCGGCGGATACATTGAAAGATTATTACGGCAATAAGGCTCCAGCCTCATTGAGCAAACAAGAGCAACTAGAACTCACTCGACTTGCTCGCGAAGAGGGAGTTTTTAAAGACTTCTCAAAAATGACAGACTCGACAAAAAAGGGGCTGGATAGATTTGCCGACCTTGGCGCAGAGACCACAAAAAAAATGGGAGAGACGACAAAAGCCGTGAAAAACGGAGTGCAGCCACCGGCTGGAACCCCTGGTGGCGCTCCGGCAACACCACCCAAAGTTACACTTGAAACTATCGTTCAATCCATCCTTGACATTGTTAAGTTAATTGAACCAAAACTACCTCAACAAGTTTTAGTATAAATATATGATCACACCCGGACAAGTTTTCAACCCAATCGTAGGCGTGCCATTTACCGCGCCGGTATTAACGACCATTCCGCATACGGGATTCCTTGCAGATTCGCCAGAGTTTATCGGCATTGATTCGACGACAGGCGTTTTGTCTGGAACGCTGTCGCAAATTTATACTGGGGATGTCCAAGTTTCCTACCAATCCACTTGGGCGGATTTGTTTGTTGTAATCCCAGCTGCGTGCAGCACTCAGCGTATTTATTGTTATGAGGTGCTTGGCGTAACCACCGATGGCGTGATTCTGTCTGGCAAAGCATATTCCGCAGGGCAATACAATACCGATGCACGAATCGCTCAAACACAGATCGCGTATGGCGATTATGTGCAGGCCTGCCAATTTACGGTTCCATTTTACTATTTAAATCGTAGCAATATTCTGGCTCGGAAAAGCAACGGCATGGTTGAGATTGTGCCTACTGGGGGCGAAGCCTTCCCAAACATGCCAACATTTCCCGTCACAAAGATTGGCGTGAGGGGATATCATTATAACCAAGTTTTTTATGGATTGCGATCCAGCGGCGTCGTCTACGAGTGGAATCTAACAACCGGTGGCGATGCGGATTACGGAGTGGTTGGCGGAGTCACCGTCAATACCAATGTCCGCAAAATTGCAACCAATTATGGCGATGGCGATCAATGGGTGGTTGAAAAAACAGACGGCTCTGTTTACTCTAATATATCTGGAACGCCTGCTCTCATAACGGGCATTGGCGGAACTGTTGCTGAGTTGGCAGTAGGCTCTTCGCAGTTGTTAATTAGAAAAACAGACGGCTCTATATTTTTCCAAGGCGGAGGAATTGGCGGGTATCCTGGCAATCCATACTACAATAACGGTGTACTCTCTGTTTCGTCGCTTGGGCCTATCAGCTCTGTTGTTTTAGCAAATGGCTCTGTTATAAATTGGGACAATACCGGATATTTTGATGACGAGGTGCCAACAGGAACCGGATTCACAAAAATTTTCTCGTCGGGAGCGGGGGAGTTTGGCCACCCACAATATGTTTATGCTTTAAAATCAAACGGTTCCGCGCAGATGTTTGCTCCAGGGTTTAATAATGAAGCGAAAAGCATATTTTTCCCGCGCCCGTATGGGAACGTATCGTTCGGCGGTCTAGGCGGAACACCGAACATAAATACCGCAAATTTAGTCATTCCGGCTCGGCAGGAATTTACATACCAATGCACCGTCTACATCCAAAGCGCAACTCCCGCATCAAATTGGAGTGCAACCGGACTCCCAGCAGGACTCACGATCAGCTCGACGGGACTCATTTCAGGAACTCCAACATCTGTTGGAACATTCACACCAACAATATCAGCGGTAGGTGGCGATGGGTCAACCGCAAGCGTGCCATTTAGTTTCCGCGTTGTCGGGGGGCTTGCCATAATTCCGCCCAACCAAATTATCGAAGGAAAAGTTGGCGAACCATTAAATGAATTGCTTGATCTTGACGACATCAGTGCGCCTCCGTTGTATTTTAGGGCAGTTGGATTGCCGCCATACATGACGATTGCCGATGACGGCACGATCACCGGCATACCAAATAAAGCAGAGTCATTCGCGCTTCAAATATCTGTTTTTTCCGTTTTCGGATCATCGACCGAAACGGTAAATTTTGTCATTGCAAAAGGGCTTCCTAAAATTGACCCAAATCAAAAAATCGACGCGTGGCTGGATTTTGATTTGAGTTATTTTCCTCGCCTAATAAATCCAACTCAAAGCGAGGCAACGGCATGGTCAGCAATGGGATTGCCATCAGGCGCTCTAATAAATACGTCAACCGGCGAAATAACATGGAGACCGACCGTTCTTGAAACCGCCGCCGTTGCGGTCACGGCATACGGCGAGGATGGTTATCAATCGACGGTAACAATTCCGCTTGAGGTTCAAAAGTCTGGATACAAATACCACGGCGAGCGGGGGCTTATTTTAGTGTCGCATTCTCGCCAAAACACAGATTCTGGATTGTCGATTGTGAATGCCCAATATTCATGTCCAGTTCCAAATGCGTATCGGTTTTCAAGGATATTGCAGGCACGAATGGCGCTGCCAAATTTCCCCGACCACATCAGCAAGGATTCCGCTGCGCAGAATGTCGACAACACGGGATTTGCAAAATTCTCGATCACGGGTTTTGCTGGCCGAAAATCAATCGCTGTTCCCGTAGATGTGCCGACGGTATTCGGCACTCAACTCTCATCGATAACCATGACCCTGACTGGAGGTTCAGGGGTGGCGCCTAAAATTTACAATCTGCGAATTTTGTCGGACACCATTACCAAAAAATTCACGATTGGAGAATCCACGTCAATGACCGAAATCGGCTTGCCATCTGAGCCAATTAAATACGACGTCTACGAAATAACGGACGCCACTACGTCACAGAGTTATTCCTCATTTGCAGAATTTTTACAAATTTTTGCACCGACTTTTGAGCAAACCGCTGGGGGAACAAATCGTCGCTTTACAACAATCTACCCTGCGCCCGAGACGGCCTTGGCCTCACTCGCCCAGTTGCTGTCAGTCTCGCGCACAAACTACGGTGAAATCGACGAGGTGACGGCAACCTGGGGACTGGCCTTTACTAATTTTGAGGTAAAAGCGATTGCTCGCACCGAGTTCATACCGTTTTAACAAATGAACAACCAAAACAATCTGCCTGTTGACTTTTCGGCAAAAACCATAGGCACGCCAGTTTACACTATTTCCGCAGCCGAGCTGATGCAAAATTTTGCAGACGCAAAATTGTTAGTTGATGACGCATTTACAGAACCCGCATTTGTAAACAATTATGCGGCGCGTCGCTTCAAATTTCCCAAACCGCCCACTACCGGAACGCACGTTCTCGGATCGGTGAACGGTGCTCTCACTTGGCTCTCAACGGAGGAATGCTAAAATGGTTTTAGGCCGCACCGCTTCCAACGCTGTCAAGATAAAAACATCGCCAACTCGCGCTGTGAATTGCGCGTGTTGTGGGGGAGAATGCGAATGTGTAAATGTTTCTGGGATAATGATAGGCTCGCAATTATTGAGCGATATTTTAGACAGTGCAACTACTGGAACAGCTAATGGAGAATCCCCCTTGTTTTGGCAAGCCCATCCTAATCCTAATGTTGATGGATGGTATGCCCAATGGTATCCAATGGGAGGTGGATTTTTTTGTGCGGCGTTCTACGATCGAATAACAAAATCCTTATGCGTTCATTCCGATAACGCCATTAATTTTGTAGGTATTGGGCCGAAAGAAAACTGTGACTATTGCACAAATAGTCAGTATCCAGTGACTTGTTCTGATACAACTCAATCAGTAAATGGATATTCATTTAAAGCAACATATGTAGAATTTTCCAGCCAATTCCCATTTTCCGCTCCTTCCCTTGTCTTTTCATGACCGTGCTGCCACATATAATTCAAAAACGCGCCGAAATGCTCGCCCGATTCGGCCACGCCGCGCACCGCTTCGCTCGCGCAGGCTTCGCCACCACGCCACCCGAAGCCCTCGCCGCCCGCGAGGCGACCTGCCGCGCGTGTCCCGAATGGGACGCCGCCGCGCTGAACAGCACGGGCCGCTGTCGTAAATGTGGTTGCTCGACATGGGCAAAATTAAGAATGGCGACTGAGCGCTGCCCGCTAGGAAAATGGGAAGCTGTTGACAAAACACCCGAATAAATGGCACGCGACCTTTATATTGATATGACAAACCGCAGGCTGGCGACAAGCCTTACCAGTCTTGCACCTGCGACCGCTCCGCGATTCGTGAAGGGCGACAACGGCGCGATCAACCTTTACTTTCTCGAAGCCACGGGCAACGTCTCCGCGCCTTTCAATGTAGTAGATATGACCGGAACAACGGTCAAGTTTGGCGTAGGAACTCGCACTGGAACGCCTGCAAGCGGCACGTTCACGCTCTCTTTCGGCGGCGAAACAAGTGGAGCAATCGGGTTCAGCGCAACCGCTGGCGCGATCTCATCCGCGCTTAACTCACTTTCAGCCATTACCAGCATCGGGAAAGTAAGCGTGGATGGAACGATGGCGACCAACTTTGTTATTTCATTCAACTCCGCTGGCACTCGCAGCGCGATCACAGCGAACGTCTCGCACCTAATTCCGACCACATCGGCACTCATTGACGAGCGGTTAGCAGGGAACGCTACGACCGCAGAAATTCAAGAGTTGCAACTCCGACTCGCGCCTGCCGTCTACCAGCCAACTTGGACTGACCTAGGCACGGCATTAACCGTCAGCGTTGCCACGACACTTACCGGCTCAACATTGCAAAACGAAGTGCAGCGCATTTCATTTTCGCGCACTCCCTATCAAGGGAGTTACCGTATCACGGTGCCGACCTACAATGTAGCCATTGCCTCAACTGTCACGGATGGCGTTTTCATCACGTCAGCAAACCACGGGCTTTCACTCTCTCAGCCAGTTGTATTGACAGGGTTCACAGCACTAACGGGCTACACGTCTGGAACTCAATACTTCGTTCGCTCGATACCCGAAACAACACAGTTCTTGCTTGGCGTAACAGCGGGAGCAACCGCGATCACAACCGGCACAGGAACGGTCACAACGGGCAGCGTAGCGACCACGATCCTACGGCAGACCGATCCGCTCGACGCCATGACAACCGCTTCCGCGCTGCAAATTGCGTTGCAGTCACTCGACTCAATAGGCGCGAACAACCTAACCGTGAGCGGCATTCAAGGCAGCTATTTCGATGTCACATTTGGCGGTGATAAAGGTTTTTTCGATCTACCCACGCTCCAAGTGCAAAGTGGATTAAAATCAATGCCGGGAAAAACAGCGCCGATTGACTTTTCCACGTTCGGCGTGCGCGACTATTTGCTTAATGCGACGAATGCGACCGCTGATCTTGAGATAGAACTAACCGAGTCAGGAACGCGCAACACGATCATTCTTCAGTCATGCACGCTCACCGAAGAACTCATCACGCAAGCCAGCTTGACGTAATGGAGAGTCACACCTTTCATTCGCTCGTCGGCACGTCCGCGCCCGCTGCCGCTGTTCTGATCTCGTTCAGCGAGTTGAGGCATGGCTTCGCATTCTCTCGCTTTTGATGGGAATTTGCATCGGGGCAGTTTCCTTGTATAAGATGACTCGACATAAAAAACCATGAAAGCACTACTCTTAAAACTGAAGGAACCGTCAACAATTCGCGGCATTGCCATCATCGGCGGCGTTGCCGGTCTAAGCCTAGAGCCAGCAAAATGGGACGCAATCGGCGCAGCGGTAGCCGCCATAATTGGACTTATCGAAATCTTCCGCAAAGAAAAATGAGCGCCAAAACCATCGCGCTTTGGATGATCATCCTTTCCTTCGCATTTCTGGGAATGGCTTTTCTGACTTCATGCGCTGGGTTCAATAATCCGGCTTTATGCGTCAAAACGGATTACGGAACATTCTGCTACGAACTACCAGACATCAAAGGGCTGAAAAAATGACGTTCGACGAACGCAGCGAGATCCAGCTTGCAACGCTCCACCCCGAAGCTCAAAAGGCCGCACGGGCCTTCCTAGGCGTTGCCAAGGGCATCTG